GGAATTCCTTGAGACAAGACTTGAGCAACTTCGCTTACAACCTGCATAATATCAGCTTCTTGCATCATCTGGGGCTGTTGATCTCCCATGCTTAATGGATCTTCCATTGCCATGTTTTGCGGGTCAACTGAAGCAATTCCACCTCCCTGCATCTTTAAAACTTGACCGCCTGCAAACCGCATTTGCCTTTCTTGCTGATAGATAGGAACAATTGGAGCCTCTATCCCAATACTGTCAACAGCAGACTTTGCGCTACCTTTTCCTGCTGAAACCTCTTTGGTCATAGCTGAGTCATCGTACAAAGAAGAGTTATTGCCATTCATAAGCCCTTCCATATCTGCCATTGTAAAGTTACGTTTTCCACCACTTCCGCCTTGAGTAACCGCTTCTTCATTAGACCCATCAAAAGAAGGCATAATATCTTTATAGCCGGGGCCTATTTGACCACCTTTGCCGCCTATTGATATTGGGCCTGACCCTGTATCTATTGGCTCAGAAGGGTCTACATTTCCACCGCTAGGATCGACTTGATCTTCAGGATCAACAGGAATTCCTGCCTCTTGTGGCGTTTTTCTAAAGTAATTAATCTCTCCTGTGAATCCTGCTCTTGGGTCTTTTCCTTGAGCAGTTAATGCGTCCGCTTCAAGTTGTAATTGATCAGCAGTAACAACATTAGGTGGGCGTAAAGCTTGCTGAGTTTGTGCAGGAACCGCTGACCCTGACCTTCGCCCAAAGAAATCACCCATGCCGCCATTATCTCCAAATGTAGGGCCGCCACCCTGCATTCCAATAGTCTGCAAGCCATTCATTTGACGAGAATACTCGCTAGGGTTTAACGAAACTACACCGCCACCTTGGTAGCCGCCATAACCTTGATATCCGTAATCTTTTCTTGCTAGAGCAATTGCATCATCTCTTACAGCCGTAGAACGAGCTAAGGTTGCGGCCTTCTTATCTTCATAATCTTGAAGGGCGCGTTCATTTTCTTTATCTGCCATTCTCTGACCTCGCATCCCTTCGCCTGCGGCAATAGGAACTAAAGAACCACTTGTCATTGCAGTTTTACCAAAGTTTTTTGCAAACTTAGCAGGGTCTTGCATGAATGCTTCAGAGCCTGCTCGTCCCGCATCAAACCTTGCGGCATCTAAAACATTTTGCTTGTACGCTATTGATCCTTGGCTTCCTGAAACTGCTCCGCCCGATACTGGATTAGCTGACATATTGGGTATTAGAGGGTTTGATACAGGAGACATGTTTACAGCGCCAGTGCTAAATGGGTCAACAGTAGGGACAGGCCCAGTTAACATGTCAAGCCTAGTCTGAGCGCCTGCCTCGCCTAAGTTTGCTAATTTTGCCGCTTCAGTTGCGGCATCCGTTGCTCCTGCAACATCTGTTGCCGCACCTAGAACCTCTGGACTCAGTAGCTCTGAAGCTCCTTGGAATGCTTTTCCTATACCAAACCCTGTAAGGCCTGACATAATTCCTTCTTTAATGTCACCAGTAACCGCTGTTGTTGCAAGACCTGAACCAATTGCGCCCATAGCTGTTGCGCCAAGACTTCCTAAGCCAAGGCTAGTGGCTAATGCTCCGCCTGCCATAGCACTTCCGCCCAAACTACCCAGTAAAGGCAACAAGAAAGGCAAAAACGCTTCTGGCTGTCCTGTCATTGGGTTTGTAGTTAACTCTCCCGTAGGAGACAAAGACGCTAACCCTTGAACTTCAACTGGATTCATGTGGACAAGCATACTGTCCCCATATCGACCTTGGGTTGCCATTTGCTCTGCCGCAGGTTGCATTGGTCGATTTGTCATTTGTTGTCTGTTCATTAGCTAGTCTCCACGCCAAAAAGGTTAAAACTTACATTAGCCGCACTTGAGTATACTTTCATGACATCATTCTGTCCTAAACAAATACCGATTACTACGGTCTGAGAGGTTTCAGCCGCAAGTGATTGATTAAAGAATATAAATTGTTTGTCATCTGCGCTCGCTCCTGCAACGTGAACGCTGACTCTAAACGTAATTGCACTGCCTGACCTGTTACATATAACAAGAGAACTAACCGTTGTCTGCGTTATATTAGGCGTTGTGTACAAAACTGTTACAGTGGTAGCTGATACATCTAGCTGACCAAGGATTTTAATTGCGTCACTCATGAAGCACCCATCAATAAGAATTGGAATCTACGTAAGGCTAAAGAGCCTGTTTTATCACTCTGCCGCTTTGCAACGTCTATCTCGTTATCTGCATTTGACAAAGCAAACTCTAAAGACCGTCTAGTGCTGTTTTCGTTAGCCTGATCGTATTCTTCTCTAGCAACTGGCAAAGGTGTCTTAACTGTAGCCATTATCGTCTACCATCCTGTCTTACATCTATTCTAAGCGTTCCTAGTCTCCAACCATAGCCTTCGCCATTGCTTTCAACACGAATGACTGGGTGTCTTGACCTTGCCCTTATATGAGACTCTGTGGTGTTTGCTGTTATTGTAGTCGTTGCAAGAGTCGATGTATCCTGCAAGGGGTAATCTCTACCCTTAATAGTCATATCAACAGACGGGTCAGTCCCTTTAAAGGAAAAGTCTGGAATAATACCAGTCATAAACATAAATGCGTTTCCATCACCAATCTCAAGATCGCCCGACTCTACATAAGCAGTCAAAGGTAGCCCGTCATCGTCAAACCCCTTCTCATGCTCGTAAAGGTAGTTTTGATCAGTGTCAGTAATAACAGAAGACGCTAGAGGGAAGTTACCCAAACCAGAGTCAAACCATGCGCCTCTAGTCAGCGTTCCTATAGACCAAAGGTTTTCTTCGTAATTGTAAGTGACGTAATTTGTTATCTCTGTGTTCCCTGTTCCTATAGGGTAGAACCAAGTAACCTCAGAATGCGCTGAGTTTTCAGCGGCAAATACTTTAAATGCCTGACCAATGTTTAAGTTTGAGAAAACATAATCTTTTACCGAACAAGGCAATGGCTGTACTGATCCGTTGTAAACAAAGAATCCACCTTCGTCCATAAAAAACACTGAACCCCTAGCGTTAACAGCCGCGTTAGGAGAAATCATAGAAGTGTCTGTGCTTATTGTTGAGAAGTTAAATACAAAGGGAGGGCCAACAAAGCGCATTGAGTGCAGGCTAACATCTGTAAATATAAGTATCTCTTCCCTTGCTTGGATTGCTCCAATGATTATTGACCCTGAGTTGATTCTTACACCGCCTGCTGTGTTAGTAGCTGTGGGTGTCCAGTCAATTGCATTTTGTTGATCAGAGAATCGAATAAACAAAGGATCAATTGCTGATGATCCTAAAGGATTAACTCCAAACGCAATAACGTGCTGATCAATGTCAGAAACCATTACCTGAAGAGCAATTGTTGGTGCGTTAGATTGTCCTAAAATCTCAGAAATATCAACTGCTCTAGTGGCTAATCCACCTGATGTGTCATGATAGTAAATTCCTCCACCCCTGACATTAAGAACTAAATCCTCACCAAAGTTGTCTTGACTGTAAAGCCTTAACTGATTGCCTGAACTAATATCACTGGCAGAACCAAATCCTCCAGAACCCCACGCACTTGCTCCAAAGCCTGTGCTTGAAACGTAAGCGTTAAGACCTGTATTAATTTGATACTTTCCAACGGTGCTACTGCCACCATTTCCTGAGTCACTGCCATTGGCTGTAACTATATTTCCAGATGTATCTTTAGCAATGAACGTGTATACGCTTGACGAAGATACTGAAACTATCTGATGCTCTTGATTTAAAACTGAGGCTACAATTGTTCCACCTAATGTTGCGGCAGATGTAAAGCTTATAAAATCATTTACAACAGCGCCATGACCTGCTTCTGTCACGGTTATTATGGATGAGCCGTTAGTTGCGGCAAACCTTGGGTCACCTGCTGAGGTTGTTAATCGTATGGGCGTAACATCATTAAAGTTGTTACCTTCAGCTATATAGAATTTAAGGTGAGTTCCCACCCCTATATATTTTGTGAAAGATAACGATGCCCAACGATGTAAAGACCTGCTTACGCCCAAGAAAAAATTGGTTGTAAACTTTTCCCATCCGCCTATTTTTTCAGGACGGCCTTGCCTAAACCTTATCTTATCAGAGTCAAACCAACCCTGATCAGCAGTGTAGTCTGTGCCTTCCTTATTAACTCCGGGAGAAAACTGTAACTTAGTTAACGCCATTTTATTCTCCGTTATTAACGTCTACGAATTTGACCCATGCTACCAATACCGCTCATCATTGCAGGCCTTTCCACAGCCATAAACTGCTCTGCCGCCTCCATCGCCATCGCTTGCTGACGCTGTAAATCACCACCGCCAAAATTAAGGTTATCAGGCTGATTAAACACTTGGCGCATGATTTGATTGCCTAATGTACCCTGAAATGCAGGTTGAGCCGGGGGGCCGGAGGGTTGTTGCGGAGCAAAAATCGATGGCATCGGTT